ACTCCATTATAGGCTAAAACTTTATCAATAGCGTCTAAAATTACTTCTTGCTTAGGTCTAATAACTAAATTATCAAACAATATAAAGCTATTCTGTAACTCGTCAGCATTAGAACTAAATCCATTTGCTGAAGCAATACCAAAAAGCAAAGGAGAAGTAACGTTATGCGATAGCATTATCTTACGCATGCATTCTTCGCTCAAAGTATTGTACAAATCAGGCGCATCGTTTACAGGCATAGCGTCAACTGTAGTCTTAGACTCTGAGTTGTTATTGAATGCTACGATAACCTTGTGTCCGTCTGTTCCTGAAAGTTGGCTTAATACCTTTGATTTAATGATATCTTGTTCTTCAGGTGTAGGAACTCCATTGTTGAAATTTACGACTATACGCCCCGAAAATCCTCGGTTCACTTCGTTTATCAAATAATTCGATATGTCTTCTTCCAATACTGCGTAAGGTATACCACCTTGATAATCTACGTAGCTAAAGTATTTCATCCCTACAGAGTAAGGCTGAACCATTAGTATCTCTACTTTATCATTTCCAAATCCAAAAGCTGGGATTCTTTCAGGTGCATAGTTGCGTGTATCTTCCCAATTATTAGAATAGTAATACGCTTCTATTTCCCCGTCTTTATTACACTTTTCAGGTGCTAACAAATGCACAGGAATATGATAAAGTTTTTGTACTTTCTTTCTGTCAGCAGTATAATGTACTTGGAACGCTGCTTGTCCTAACATCTCAAAATCTAATACTACCTTACGCAAGTCTTCAGCACTACACATAGCTTTCATCTGAGCGTACTCATTAGGCTTTTTGTTAGCATCGGTAGCACTTAACCCTTTTCCGTAGATTAGACGGGAGATATTGTTTATTATGGCATTGTTAGTTGTGGAATTCTTGTAACGATCCATAAGGAAAGTATAGTAAGAGTTGTTCTCACCATAAGTTACCCATTCATTACGCTTTGATTCTTCTACTACAGGCGGTTCGTATTGCGCCAGTTTAAGTACGTGTATATTACTCATATAAAATAAAGTCGTTATTTGACGTATTCACTACATATTGTCCATTGTTTACGCTAAAGGTTGGTATAGCCTGATTAGTACAGAATATCTTATCCTTGTAAACGATGTCCGTGTTTTGCTTAAGTGTTAAAGTATAAAAGTGATTTTGCTTTAAAGAGAAAGTAGCCGTGATAGTATCATAGTAACTACCCGTAACGCTTGACGTAATAGTTACGTTTGTAGTAACACCCGTTTGCTCATCCGTAATTTGTAGCGTATTGTACGCACTCGAACGAGGGATGAAACTAAAAGTCTGCGCTGTTGCCGTCTCTTGTAAGATAATCATATTATATTAACTTTAATGTACTCAAATTGTTTTGTAAAAGAAAAGGGAGACCGAAGCCCCCCTAATCTAAACACTATGAAAGAAACACTATGAAGTGACAATAGATGCTGAAGACATTACGGTAACAAGACCTGCTTCAGTTGAACAATTCAAGAAATTCGCTGGGATGTTCTCCATACCTGTGAAAGTAAGTGTGTATCCGTTTAAATCTCCCATTGCAGTACCATTAGAGATAACACCGGTAGCCATATCCATTCCACGCTCAATACCAGCAAGGAAGTATTGACCTGCACGTGTTCTAACGATGATGTGAGGTCTTCCGTAAGCCAACAATTTAACCAATTTGTGTTTAGCAGCAGATTGCTGTTTCAACGTAACAGTTAAAGTTTGCTCTACAAAAGTAGTTCCGTTATCACGGCTTGAAGTAATAGTTTGCTCGAAAGAGTTTGCACCCTTCAAGTCAAACTTGTACATAGTAGCTACACCATTGATATCATCAATTTGATCCGTGTTAGTAGCATTGTAAGTAATATCGGTAGCTGAATAATCTGCATAGTTAATTAGATACAAAGCATCCAACCCACCAACTGAAGACTTACATGGTTCTGCTACACCATTTGAAATATCGCAAGACATTTTTTTAAGTTTTAAATGTTATAAAAAAGGGAGGAGCGTATACCCCTCCCCGATTATTTAATTAGCTAATATTAGTTAGCAGAGTTAGTGATTCCGTAAGTAACGATATCTTCTGCAAATCCGTATTTCGCATCCAAAGTGAAACGCATAACTACACGTACATTTTCTGATCCATCAAGATCTCCCATGTCCAAAACTTTAACTTGGTTCAAGTCAGAAAGAAGACCTGTAGCAAAGTGTAGGTTAGAAGATGGAGTAAGGATAGCTTTGTTATTATCCATTCCGTTAGCAACGAAAACTTTAACACCATCAAAGTAAACATCACCAAGAACTTGGTTAGTACCTTGTGCGTTAACACCCGAAGCACCAAGACCTGAAGCACCAAATCCACCCAAAGCACGTACATAAGCACGGTAGATATTTTGAGAAACATACAAAGTCAAATCAGGCTGATTGTACAAACGAGCAGGACAAGCATCAAGGATAGAACCCAATTGAGCAATAACGTTAGAAGCAGTTACCGAAGTACCAGCAACCTCTTGTGCAGCAGGAAGAGATGCATCTGTAGCCAACTGACGGTTGATACCTGCAATTTCTCCAGCTGAAGCGTTGTTACCATCCCAAATCATAGACTCAACGTTAGAAGCAACTTTCTCTGCTGCGTGAGCAATAAGGAAGTCAGCAAAAGATTTAGGAAGAACATCGAATGCTCCGTAACCCATCTCTGCAGCCTGCCATGTTTGGTGGAAGTCTTTTTTACAAAGTTGTAGATTCACTTGGAATTCTTCAGGATTCAATACCTTTTCAGTCAAAGTAACTGTAGAAGTAGCGTCGAAGTCACAAGTAGCGTTCTTAACGATTCCATCAGTAGCAACTTTTTGAATAACTTGTTTGTACTTTACGTTAGGGTGAATTTGGAATCCACCTTTTTCTAGAGTTGGTGCAGACAAAAGTGCAGCAGCAATGTACTTACCTGCGAACTCGCCAGCATAAGTAGTAGTAATTGATGTAGTTGTAGCCATCTTTTTTTATTAATTAAGTTTATTTATACATTTTTGCAAGTACAGAATCCATAGTAGATGCTCCTTTTTTGGTAGCAAATTTGAATCCTTCTACTTTATTTTCTTTCTCAGGGTTGAAAGTGATAGGTTTTACTTCTTCGAGTTCAACTTTTTCAGTAGCTTCTTCAGTAGTAACTTCTGTAGTAGGCTCAACTTTAGAAAACGTTTCCAATTTAGCTTTCAATTCTTCGTTCTCAAGTTTCAATGCTTCCATTTCAGAGAAGAACGTTTCTTTAATGATAGATTCTACCGTCTTTTTCGGATTAGTAACTTCAACTTCAGCTTCTGCTTCAACTGGCACTTCTGCTTCAGGTTGTTCCATTGGTGCTTCTTCTTCAGCAGCAGGAGCTTCTTTGATCTCTGCAATGATACCTTCTACAGCAACAACAAGAATACGACCATCTTCTAATTCATACTCACCTACAGGTAGAGGAATTTTTTGTTCGTCTTCAGTTACGATAACTACTGCCATTTCAGGGTCAAAAGAATCTGCTTCGATTATAGTCATTCCGTCTGCAAGCTTCATCATTTCAAGCTTAACTTCCATCCCAAGAAGTTGCTTAATTTGTGTTAATACATTTGTTTTCATACCTTATTAACTTTTGGTTATTTAGTCTGTTGTATTTTTTAATTAATCTGTCTTACCGTATTCGTGTTTACGACGTTGCTCGTTACTTGATTTACGAGACTTCCTACACCTTGCGCTTGTAGTGTTCCGTCACAACATTCTGCCTTATACGTTCCGTCATCACATAGACATCCACGCTTACCGCCTTTAGGCGATGTCTTACTTAGTGTTTTTTGTTTTTTTGCCATATCTATTAGTTTGTATAATATATTAGCCATTATCCGTCTTTTTAATGCTTAATGATTAATATATGAGTCGTTATACTTCGTTTACTGTTAAAATTATACTTGGAGTTTCAGGATAAGGAACCGTTGTGTTAGCTGGATCGTATTTGATATCTATTGCATCATCTTGTGTCCACATTAACTCGCAATATTGACCAGCAGTTAGCTTTATGAAAAAGTTCCACGCTGCTACCAAATAAATAGCATTCGCTTGTACTGCTAAGTGAGTTGCCGTGTATGCTACATCAGTTCCGTTTTTTCGCATCCATATTACAACTTGTTTAGTAGCACCACCACTTCCTCTCTGTAACTGAGCAGAAAACATAATGTTATATACTCCAGTCTTAGAAACAGTAATACGTGTAGGGTGTCCGCTTCCGTTATTTACTATACTTACACCACTTGTTGCGGCAGAATCAACAGAGTTAAATCTCATAGCTTCAATACCACCACTTGTGCAAGTTTGCGTAGTAGTGTCATAAAACGAACCACAATCTTTTGTTAGAAATGGTTCAATGATTGGCGCTAATCCATCTGCAAAGTCTTGTACGCTTACTCGCTTTATTACGTCACTATTTACATCGTCTAAATAAAGTAAGTCCGCTGGATCAATAGTGGTAAAATCTTTATATCTTATGAAATATGGAATCTCCATTTATCCTTGTCTTGTATAAAGTTTCTTGTAATTTTTACTTGACTTCAATTTACTTGCTTTCGTCTTTGCGTGAATACCCGGTCTTTTAACCTTTGGTTTTTTAAGAAAGTTAGTAACGTTAGTTTGCTTCGCCATTGCGGATAATTTCTTTTATTTTTTCAATAAGTTCGTCTTCTGTTTGTGGCTCACTAATCGTATCTTTTAGGCTCATTTCGTATTTGTCTGCAAAGTAACCTTCTATTGAAAATCCTTTAACCTTACCTTCTTTTACGTCTTTCCATACCTCATCATTATTTACCTTCATAGAAATCATCCACGTTCCTACTGGCAAATCAAAACCATATAATCGGCTTTTATCCGATTTCTCATCGTCAATAATCCAACTTTCTACTACACTTAGACCTTCTAATTTATCTTTGTGTTCGTAGGTAGCGTTATTCTGATTTGAACGCATAAGGAAAAGTTCGGAAGCCTTCTTAACTGTCTGCTCACTAAAGAAAATGTAATACTCTTCTTTCTTTTCGTTAACTCGGTAGATTTGTTTATTAGGGATTAAAGCAGCACCCATTAAGATACGTTTCTCTTCGTCTATCTTTTTTAGTTCTACTTCGTGTTTTCCTAATGCTATAAAGTTTTCCTCTATCGCAGGAGAACTAACAACTGAAACGGCATCTATACCGCTCATCTCATCCTTTTCGTCGATCACCAATTCTATAATTTTCATATCCTAATAACTTTAATCTTATCCGAACGTTGCGTAATTAATTCTATTCCTATCTAAATTCTGTGCTGTAGTAACCTCTCCACTCACTACATAGGCTTGTATAGGTTGGTTGCCTAATCCAGCAAGTGGGTTAGTAGCTTGTGCGTTTCCTACTATGTTGAAGTTAGGAGAAATTACAGAAGATGTACTGGCAGTATCTGTTCCTCCTCCATTTGGGCTTGAAGGTGTGGCGGGAGATTCAAATGTGGTAGATGCAATTTTTTTTATATTAAGCAAACCAGCAGTAATGGCAGCAGCAGCGGCAGCAACAGCTAATGCTGGACCAACTACAGGAACACCAACTACTGATTTATATGCACTCTGAGCAGATGAAAAAGTATCTATAGTGGCTTGTGCAATATTTGCAGCCTTTTGTATTTCAAATGCTTTTTTCTGTTCTTTTTCACTTTGTCCAGCAAATAACATAGCTAAATCAGCAATTCCTTGTAAAGATTGTTTTACTGCATTTAACGTTTTTTGTTGGTTTTCTATTTTCTTGGTAGCTTCCGCATCGCTTATTTGTTTTCTTTGCTCAGCATATCTCGCCTCTATAGCTGCTATTTCACCTTCAGTTAGTTCTTTGTTTTGTAATTCTTTTTGACGTTGTAATTCAAGTAAATCTAATTTTGCTTGAAAATTATTTTGATTAGCTATTAATTCTGCTTGTAAAAATCCTTGAGCATCTTTAAATTCGTCTTCCCGTAATTTATTAATACGTGCATTTTCTTTTTCTTGTAATTCAACTTTTGTAATAGATGAACGGGCTATAATTTCATCTTCTTGTTTTACTCTATTCTTTAATATTTCAATAAGATCTTCTGATTGTTTTTCAGATAGTTCTTTTTCTTTTTCCCATTTTTCTTTTCGTTTTTCTAATGCTTCATTTGCTGCCTCTGTAGCAGCTTTTGCTCTCTCTTTGTTTTTTGCTATTTCATCATCTGCTAATTCTTTTTCTTTTAAAGCAAATTCTGAACTTAATACACTTGCTTCTCTTTTTAATTCAAGTTTTTCTTGTTCTGCTTTAAATATTTCAGCATTAGCTTTTTTTATTTGTTCAGCGGATGCATTTTCATTATCCCTTATTTTAGCATTGGCTTTTATACGTTCACTTGCATTTTTCCACCTTGCATCAATACTTTTTTGAGCTGCGTCTAATTCTATGTCAAGCAATTCTTTTTCTGTAGCCCCTCTTAATTTAGCATCAGCTATTGCTTTTCTTGAATAATCAGTTAATTGTTTAGTAGAAAATTCTAATTCATCATTTAATGATTCTGTAGCCTTTTCTAAATTTTCCATTTCGGCTGCTGCTGATTCAGCTGCTGCGCTCATTTCATTTATTGCATAAGCTACTGCTGCAATAACTAATCCTACTCCAGTTGCTATAAAAGCCTTACTTGCTGTAGTCATTGCCCCAAAAGCATTTTTAACTACACCGCCTAATTGCTTAAATGAATCAATGCTCTCTCCTACACCCTGAAGACCTTGTGAAAGTGCCATAGCACTTTGTACCTTCAATAAAGTTTCTTGTAATGCCTCTGATTCTACCCCAATTAATCCTAATGCACCTTCATAAGCCTGAAATCCATTTAATACACCACCTATAGAATTACTTAAAGCATTGAATTTAGCGTCAGGGTTAAACGCATCAGTTAAGTCTTTTGCATCTGCAATAGCATCTTTTAACTCAGCGGCTCTTTTTGCTGCTTGTATAGCTTCTTGAGATGTAGCACCAAACTTTTCAGCAAGTGCAGTTACTTCCGCTTGTGCTTCTCTTAATTGGGCTTTAAGTGGTTTTAACGATTCCGTCTTTACCTCTAACTCTATTACTTTCTTTTCAGCCATTACTTATAGTCTTTTTCTTTTAACTTACGTTTGCCCTGTTTGTATGCTTCCTTAATACTCTTAGGTATTTCGTATCTTCCTTTAGCTATGTCTATGTAGTCCGACTTTCCGTAAAAATCATCAAGTTTTAGGATGTCTAATATGTGCTTTATCATAGGTCAGATATTACAAATGGATAATCTTCTTTTTCTGTAGTTCCGTCTTCGTATGTATACGTTATTACAATAGTTAAAACGTCAAATGTTCCTTCTTCACTTCTTAAATCAAAGAAATCTTCTGTGTCTAATCTATAGCTATCTTCCGTTATTAGGTAGTATGCTGGATCAGGATTAGCGGGAATATTAAATTCTACATTTGTGTCTACAAAGATTCTGTTAGGCGTTGCCGTTATTCCTGTAGTGCCTACGTCTATGTCAGCTTGTACACATTTGTTTGGTAGAATAACCGGAGACTTAAAAATTCCACCAGCTTTATCTATAATAAATTTCGGTTTCTTACGAATGAATCTTCTAAAATCTAAAAGCAAAACTAAGTTCACTTCTCCCGTAGTCAGGTTAGAACTCATCTCGTTTATTACGTATCGTTTATCTCGTATTACTACACGGTCATTTAAACGAATAGAAGCAAGTATAGAAAGAGGTAGATAGCATTTAACATATACCAATCTATTCTTCTTTACATACAAGTTATTTATGTAATTAGAGTAGTAGGTATTAAAGATATGGTTGTTAATTACTATATCACGTAAAGAACTAATCTCAGGCCCAAAGTTTAAGCTATAGTATTGACCATTAGCATACGTGTCTTGTCCGAATGGTATATAGTTAGTTAAAGTAGCTACAGATGAACCGTTGTTAAATTTAAAGTTACACGTCTTTTGCTCCGCCATATATAATAACATAGGTTTAGGAATATACTTACCCCAATTACGATTAATGCAATAGCCTACCTGTAGATCAGTACCAGTAAATTTGTTATGTAATAAATTCTCAAATGGAGACTCTACTAAATATTCTGCGCCATCGTAATCATAAGTCTGCTCCAAACTTCCGTATTCTCTTCCGAATGTATCTGAAAATTGACCATTCATAAAAGACTCGCTCTGCTGATATTTAAACGATATGCGCTTATATAATGGCACTCGTTGAATATCTATACTATCTATATCCGTATGTTTTGTTATGTCTATTATTCTGCCTTTAGAATACCAATCTTCCAATGGCATTAACTCAAAAGATGTTTGTGTTATAGGAGCAATAGTTAGATTAAACTCTTTAAGTACTCCTTTAACAAAATCTGATACGGTCATATCAGGGATGTTTCCGTTTATATCTAAATTAGCAACCAACGTAAGAGGAGCAGTAGTAGCGGTAAATATGTATAGTAAATAAATAGTTTGTAAATTACCACTTCCATCGTCGTAATATTCGGTTCTATATTGATTGTAATATATATCTATATCAATTGTAATAGCTGCATTTGCCCTTACTACAAAATAAAAATTCTTGTCTAATCCTATTTGATTTTCATAGGTTAGCGTGTCAATACTTCCAGTTCCTTGTCCTTGTATTGTTGTCTCTAAAAATCCGTTATTATATACGTCAATATAATAAGTTGCTGAAGAGTTTGAAACGGAATTGCATATAAAATTAATATTGTGCGTTCCTAAAGATGGGAATATATCTTCTGAATCGTATTCTATATGTAAAGTATCGTCTGTAGTGTTAAATACATTACGGGCAATATGTGAAGTTGTATCGTAGCCACTATAGTACGTGAAATTTATTTTTTGTGGCTCAGTAGCAAATTCAAAAGACTCCGTGTTTTTCAAATAAAGGAATGCTTTGTCAAATCTTTGATCTGTTAAGAATGTTCCTTGAAAGTCTACACCATACTTCGTTTCTATAGCATCAAATACCCTTCTAACTTTAATAGCTGGAAACAACTCGTAATAGTTCATACGTGTTCCTGTATGAAAAATATCCGTGCTTGTATTGTCGCTATAAGACCATACCCTCTCCGAACTAATTAAAGGATAACGAATATCGTAATCTGTAGTGTCTGTAATTCGTGACTGCACCTCTGCGCCTGAATAACTGCTCGTATAAGGAGAGAAATCTAATACCGCTAATTTGTCGTCTCCAAAGTAATCTTGAAGCGTTCTAACATCACCATAGAAAGTAACTGAATAGTTTTCTGCTCTACCCTTTTTTAAGTTCGCCTTTTCTAACTGAATCTTTCCCGTTCTAAAAGTGACTAAGTCTATCTCTATCTTTGCGTTTCGTCTTAACTGATGATCTAACGTAGAGTCTACATCTGTTTCGTAGAAGTGCTGGAAGATTTGGTTGTTATGTTCTGAAGCCGGTACGGTAAAACTTTGCGAGAAGTCCGTAAATACTTTAGCTATATCCTGAACATTTTGAACGCTTGAAGTAATTTGTATCTGTTCGTCTTCAAATAGTTCTAACCTTTGACCTTCTATATATACTTGTACCTTTCGCATTATACTACGTTGTTGATTATATCAGTTGCGTATTGGAATTCTAAAGTGTAGTTAATCATCTTAGTGTTGATCTGTTTGAATAACTCAGTAGCTTTCGTGTTTATCTTAACCGGTCTATTATCTAAAAGAATTCTCTCACTCGTCATTAACTCCTGTAAGTTATTAGAAAAGTCTTCGCTTACCCAATCGGTGTTTACAGTAATAACCTCAGTATAGTTCGTGTTAAACGTTTTACGCTGACCTTCTAATACATCGTAATTAACCAAGTTAGACTGAAGCAAATTATACTCCGTGTTCTCTACATTTATATTGCGTTTAGAAGCCTTGAAAAAGTATTCTCTTTGCCAAGCACCATAACGATTAATAAAGTCGCAGCAGATAGGCTCATATTGACATTCTGTCTTAGGTTTAAATGTAGCTTCCCAAAGAACGTTGTTAGATGCATCTGTAATCTGCGTTAAACATCCGTTGTCGTAGTAGTTAGGGTTTACTCTATACGAAGTAACAACACCGCTTGATGGAATGGTAACCGTGTTTGTAGTGCCTGTAACCAACTCCGTGTATTTAACCTTATATCCAGCTGTTGCATTCCAGGTTATGCTACCAGCTCTCTTTAAAGTGTCGGTAGCTAAAACCGCAGCGGAATCATATAGAAAATAATACGTTTTCGCAGCTAATAAAATATCTCCTAAGTCTTCGTTATATCCTTCCGTGTAGAGCGTATACCCATCAAACGCTTTGTAAGTAGTAGTAGATCCTACTTGAACAAACGATGTGCTTATTTTCTTATATCTCTTCACAGATACATTACACCACTCAGTAGTAGTTAACGCTTGGTTGCCTACGTTATAGTTATTCTGAAATTCTACGTGTGATAAATACTCTTTGATATATGGCGATATATTGTAAGTAGTTCGTGTTATTGTAGGTGCTGGAATCAACTTACTCAAAGTATAAGTAGGAGATGCTGGTGCTGATCCCGTACCATTCCAAATAAATAACTCTACCTTAGTTTCTATCTGTCCTGTTTCGTTTATTTCTACTATGAAAGGTGAACGTGCAAATATATTCGCCATTATTTAGGTTGTTTAATTATATCAAAAAATAGTTTACTCGCTTCTAATCCGTATTTATCTATTAACTCGTCAGGAAGGTTTTTGTATGCTGCTTCAAATGGCTTCGTAAAAAACAAACTTGGCTTAATCCCTTTTGAATATATACTTTTTGTCATTAACCAGGCTGTAGATTTATATGACATAAACTTACCCGTATCTCTGTTTTTAAATTGGATTCTCCGTCTTTCTACCCATTTCTGCATTGCTTCAGTAAGTCCACCTTTTCTTCCGGTACCCGAACCAAACTTAAAAGGGGAGTTAGGTGCTTTAGCAGAACTACGCTTACCACGTATACCCTGATCTTGGTACGCTCCGTATTCTTCCATAGCAAAATACATCCCAATGGAGTTAGGCATTACTTTAACGTCACCTCTAATAGATTGATGCAGCTTCTTAGAAACGTTTTTATCCTTGGTAGTAAGGTTTCGTTTAGCTTGATTTACTACGTGGTCTCTAAAGCGTTCTAAAGCCTTTTGTATTTCGTCTTTTTGCATTAGCAAATACTCATTTCATTAGGCACTATAATATCAAAGGTCATAGTCCACCCAGCTAACAAGTTCTCAAAACGCTCTGTGAATGGTTCGCAACTTGGTACTCCATCTAACTGATAGTTTGTATCTGACAAATCACCATTGAACAAACTTGCTGCTAATCTTTGGCATACTGCTAACTGAGTATTTAACACATCCTGTTCGTTGTCGTTCCCTTTAAACACATCCGTTGTTTCGCTCTTAGATATGTCTACTATGTCCATAGCAATAACGCTAATGTTAAACCTCATTACGTTCTGTTCTATGTTCACATTATTTACCATAATATGTGACAAAGGGAATATCGTTTGTTTGTTTAAATCTACCTCAAAGATGCTACCTTCTGTAACTGTATTTACAAACGGAGATGCTATTAGTTCCGTTTTTATGTTATCAATTACGCTATAAAATCCTACCATTTTTGCTGTTGTTTTTTAATCTGTCTAATTTCTATTTCCGTCTTTTGCTTCTCAAAGGTTAAAAAAGTTAACGCCTTTACAAGGGGTTGTTTAGTAACTCTGTCAAATTCGAGAATGTTTCCTTTAGCTGCTGCATAGATTGACTGATACCATCCCCATTGCTTTCCAAACTGCGATTGTTCGCTGTAGTCGCTTTGCTCATCTTCCTCGTCTCCTTCTCCAAATAATCCGCTAAAGCCTCCAATAATTCGAGACCTAAAGTCCAAAAAAAAACCGATGCGCCCATTGCTATGCTTACCGGTGTGAACTTCATAAGTTCGGCATATTCTCCCGTTCCTTCGTAGTCTATAATCTCGTACTTATCTCCTTTCGTGTTTTTGATAGGTCTGTAAAGCACAGCCATAGCTTTGTGCATATTATCCCAGCTACTTAAATACTTTTCAGCATCTATATACTCACCCCAAGAAATCTGTTCTAAATTTGGAATAAATCCGAATTCAATATCTCCTATCTTAAAGCGGTGTTTAAAGGTTGGTTTCACCGCAAATATGCGGTTAAAGTGTTCTACCATATCCGAAAGATCAGTAGCTTTTATCTTTACTACATCCTTTAACTCTATGCCACAGAATAACTGCACCATCTTTTCAGATATGAACTCAGCATCGTTTGAAGTGTCAACAGTCTTTCTGAATTCCTGATAGTGCTTTAATGGAATCTCGTCTAAACTTGTTGGTATTAGTAATTCTAACTTCATAGTATTAAAACTTTTAATTCGTGTTTGTGTTGTTTCTATATGCTAATACATATGAATAAGCTTCGTTTAGCATTATTATATGCTTTCGCATACTCATAGGGTTGTCAAATACAATTCGTACTCTTATACGCTTTCTTTCGTATATATACTCTTGTACTATAGCAACCATTTCTTCAACGGATGGCGTATGTTCCATAGCTATTGTTTAATCCTAAAGTTTCCATTTCGTGATAACGTAGCGCATCTATAATGTGGTCATTGCCACCTGCAGGTTTGTTTAATCTTACTCCTGTTTTATCCGTGTCCCAGCAATACGCTCTAAGTTCTTTGATTAGATTCGTGCTTGTAGATGTCACTAAATAATCTTGCCGTTGCATTACATCTATTCCGTAATTAATCGAATCCTTACCCTTCGTAACGCCTTTAATAGTTATTCCCTGCCTTCTTATTTCTTCTATACTTTTAGGTTCAGCACTATCAGCATATACTACTACGTTTTTTTGTAGTTCTTTAGCGATGTCAGAATTAAGCATACCGGTACGATAAACCTTTTCGTTTACTATTCTTTGTCCGTTGTATTGATATATCTCTACTATTGCAGTAGGGTCTACTGAATAACCAAAGTCTAAGCCTATGCCAATTAATCGGGCCTCAATCGGAATAGTGTCGATTATCTTCCAATTATTAAACACAACTCCTTCTAAGCTACCTACTAAACCAAGTCCGTAAACGTTCCACCAATTGCGCCAATATTCAGAAGTCTTTGCTTTCTCTTTGTTCTTTTCTATTTGGTCTATTATTGATTGGTCTAAGGCTTCGTTATCCTTGTACGTTAGAATTATGAAGTCGCTATCTGCTTCGTCTTTTAGTTCCGTGTGTACCCAAAACTCATTTGCAGGGTTAAAGTCTAAAAATACCTCTCTCTTCGTTCTAATCGATAACTCATTGTACGCTTCAAAAGTGACGTTATTGCACTCGTTAATATATAATATATCACGACGAGCGCCACGCAGCTTAGACGCATCGTCAGCAGAAAAGAATTCCATAACGCTGCCATTCGCAAATTCATATCTTAAAAGTGATTTATTAAAGTTTGCATCTACATATC